ATGGTTTGCCGTCTAGTTTAAATGCCATAGTTTTATTCTAGTGTATGCCCGTTTATCTAGCACGGGCATTTTTAAATGGAGATTCCGCAAATGCAAAATAAATATAACCAGCAGTATTTGAACCAAAATGTGGTGCTCCAGTGCTCCTAAATTTAAATCCATTTGATAAAAAATCTATTTTATTATTACTACCAGCATTTTCAGCACTACTAGCATTTGCCATTAGATATTTCTGTGTTGGGTTAAAACCTTCTCTTTTATTATCATATATAATCCAATTTTCAACGTTGTAAGTACTTTTTGCAATTACAAGTGCTGGTCTGAAACCTGTAAAAACAAACGTGCCATCTGTTGATCCATTTCCGACATACCTGCCAAACTTGCTATACCCTGCTACTTCGCTAAAGACATAAGCGACATATGTTCTAGTATTTTGATTAGCTGTAGAATCATCTTGTAAAGTTATAACCGAAGATGTTGGTGCGGTGTCATTTAACATGATGACACTATTAATTTGAGCATCAGAACCATTAAGTTTTAAATAGTAATCTTCTGGATCTACACCTGAATTAACTTGATTATGATAAACCACCCAATTATCTGAGGCACTTCTAGTTTTAATAATTATCGCACTAGGTTTTACCCCTAAACCATGACCTATTGTTGAACCAGTAGAACTGTTACCAGAATAAGTAAGAATAGAAAACCCTGCTGAAGCATTTACCTTTACAGTAGTTTGTGTTGACCCATCAAAATTACTTGATCCAAGAGTTGAGTTTGTATTGACCTGTCCTCCCATTCCACTGTGATAATGACAGTAATAATATAAAGTTGGTGCTGACGCTGCAACAACTATTTTTAATTGTCTTGTAGTAGCTGAAGAATATCCAGATACATAAGCTGATTCAGTTACGCTCGCTCCATCTAATAAATAAGTCACTCCAGTATTGTATGAAGATCCTCCGCCATGAGTTCCATTACTTGTCTCAGATAATTTTATTGGATGAGAAGCCATAGAAGAATCTGCACCATCAAAAATATAAGTACCACCTTCTGCAAGGTCAAGAGTTACAGCAGACGTTCCAAAATCATCAAATCTATATTTATTACCACCATCAGAAACAACTTTTACTGTAT